AGTTGCAACTATTCCTGCTGATGTTCCTACTTGAGCTAAAAGTGCTGATGTACCATTTGTTGATACTCCAGATAACATAATTGTTATTCTTTTTGCAGTTGATGGGATGCCTGTAAAATCGGCATAAGTATTAGGCGCAGTAAAAGGTGCTGTCTGTAAAGTACCAGCAGTAATAGCAGCACCAAAGGTAGGAGGAGCATCACCGTTAGACTTTAGTACCTGACCTGCTGTACCGTAGCTAGTCGCACCACCACCAAACGAAAAGCCACCTTTAGGGGTAATCAACAAACGCTGAGTTAAGGTATTAGCAGTAGAGCCGGACGAACCTACATCAGCAGTCTTTAAAACAATGTTTCCAGAACCACCAGTACCAGTACCGTTACCTGCTTGAATCTCAATGTCGCCACCAGCTATATTCGTTCCTGCACTACTAGGACCACGCAATATACTTCCTGCAACTGACGTAGTAGCATCACCAGAGCCAATAACTACAGCACCACCAACATTAACGATGCCAGTAGAGCCAATTCTTAATCGATCTGTACCACCAGTAACTAACGCTAACGTATCAGCAGCAGGACGATAGATACCTGTATTTGTGTCACCACTCCACGATAATGGAGGAGCAGCAGAAGTCGTAGCAGCAGCATCTAAATACAATACTGATCCGCTAGTCTGAGTAACTGAGCCACTTAATATTGTCGCACTTGTCGTAGTACCAATGTTATTAGTGCTACCAGTTAGTGAAGCAACACCACTAATACCTACTGTACTGCTCATTACAACTGGGGCTGAGAATGTAGTAGGGGCTGATGTAGCACTACTAAATACAGCACCACCAGACGAAGTAAACGCACCACCTACGACAAAGCCATCAGCATCAGTACCAGCTTGCTGATCTTTAAGCTGTGCCATTAACTCGCGGATAGCATTGTTAATACCCGATGGAGCACAGCCCTCAGCTATGTTAATACCGCCAATATCCGTATTATTGGATGCGGTAGCACTATATTCACTAATCTTGTTCTTTGCCATGATTTATTCCTTATTGTCCAATTAGTCCGGGAATAATTGGAGCAAGCTGTTGGTTTAATTGCTGTTGTTCAGCAGACATTAAAGCTCGACCAAATGCGTTTCTAGCAGGTTGAGGTAAATAACCTCCAGCAGTAGAAATGCCGCCGTATATATTTCCAAGCACGCCTTCAGGAGCAGCACCTAAATATCGTTGAGCAAGAATATTACGTACTGGCTGAGAAGTAGCCAAATAAGCAGGAATTGCTACTGGTGACTGGAACAATACTGAAAATGGATCACCATAAGACATTCTTTCTGATGTTCCGCTACTAGGAAATGCTCTAGGGAACGCACCACTCAATTGAGCAGCAGTTTCAATAGGCTCTTTAGTAGTTCCATAGGTAGGTTTCTTAGCCAACTCACGCGATAACTTAGCTGCACTAACATTGCCAGTATCACGGTTAAATGCATTATCAATTAAATACCAATTAGATAATGTTTTACGACCATCTTTAAACTGATCTAATGTTGCTTTACCATTAGTACGCATTAAATTAGCTGGACTTGATAGATAGTCCTCAATTGACTGCTCAAATGCGCTACGAAGCGTTTTAAATGCGTTAGCAGCTTCTCCAGAGCCAGATTTCTGCGCTTGGAATAAGTTGTTACCAATAGCTTTAGAACGGATAAATGCTTCATCACCAGATATTGATTGAGTGCCAAAACTCTTATATTCATTTAATACACGAATAGCTTTTTTATCATCAGCACTAAGTTGCGATTTTGGTATTTTATTGAATCTAGCTAATTCAGTATTTATTGTTTGTACAAATTGCTGGTCACCCTGTATAGAAGGAACCTTTTTTAAAACTTGATAATTATTAAGGGCAGACTTAAATGCAGTTTCCATTGACTCATTAGTTAAATCTGCTGATTGCGGTATTTTAATTAAACTTTTTGCAATGTTATTTGTCTGGTTTTGATTATTTTCTTCAAATCTTGTAAATGCTTCTCTAGCCATAGGAAAACGAGATTTAATACCTTCTTTTAATCCACCGCCATAACCAGTAATTTGAGTAGGGTCGAGTTGGAATCCTTGCTCTAATGCTCTACGACCGACTTCTTGCTGTTGTTGAGTTAATCTAGGTTCTGCTTGTGGAGCTAATCCTATTTGGCGTAAACCAAATTGCGTCAAGCCAGCAACAGGAGCAGCAACGCCAGCCTTAGTGACCATTTCCTCAGTAGTTTGACTAGGAGTAGTCAAAGAATAAAGCGAACCACCAGCAGCAGCTTGAGGAACTGTTCTAGGAAGAAATGCACCAGCAGCAGTAGGTAAATTCCCTGCTTTTAGCAAACCACCACCAACCAATGACGAAAGAATATCAGTTCCAGTAGAGCCAATAATCTCAGCACCGCCTGTAGGAGTAGTCTGACCATAAGTAGGAGACATTACAGAACGCTCCATACCTACTTGACGTTCGTATTCTGCAAGTCTCTCAGGGCTTACTGTGCCCAATGCACTACCTAACCTTAAACCAACGCCTTTAACGCCTTCAGCAGCCTGTGATATGCGTTTCTGAGCACCTGAAATTACACCACCTTCTTGTGGCTGTTGTGACTGTTGTATTTTAGAGATTTCAGCCGCAAGTAATCGTGCGCTAGTAACATCACCAGCTTTATCAGCATTAATTAACGCTTGCTCTAAGTCTTTAATACTTACTGACATAATTACCTCGGCTTATGCTTATCAAATGCTCTTTGACCATCAGGAGTTAATCCACCAACAGGAGGTCTATTTGGTTGAAGTCTTTGTAAATCTTCAGGAGTAAATACTGTAATAAGACCAGAGCTTTGCAATTCTTGCTGGAATCTTTTTACGCTATAAGTTCCATTTTCAATAAGTTGAGCACGAATATCAGCAGCAGCAGCAGAACGAGCAGCCAATTTATCAGCATAAACAGCAATTAATTCACGACCTTCAGCAGTATTAAACAAAGAAGGTATTGCACTCATAAATATGCTCAAATCCTTATCGGACGTAGCTCCAGACCCTTCAACTCTAAGCGTAGGAGCAAGTTTAGCTCTAATAGCTTCTGCTACTTGTTTTGCAGTTGCTAATTGCTCAAGTTTTGTCCCCGGCAAATAAGCACCAACAGAACCAGCTAAATCTTGTAATGCACCGCCACGATAAGGCTTTAAAACATCAACAATTGCTCTAACATCAGATGCCGCATTTAACGCATTAATAGCGTTTTCTTCTGCTTTAGATTGACTCTTAGCTCGTTCACCTGCAAGAACTTTATCACCAACATTAATTTGTGCAGCACCAGAACGACGAGCCTCTTTATCACGTTGCAATAAAACAGCATTAAGCTGCTTCATTTGCTTTGCGTCAAGTTTATGCAATGGAGTTTGTGGATAAATTTCAGCAGCAGTACGGCGTACTTCATTAGTTCTGTCATCTAATTTTTGTTGATATTCAGTAGCTTTATCTGCAATTTGTTGCATGCCAACACGAACATCATTGCCACTTACTATTCCTTTTTTAACTAATTTATCTAAGTTATCAACTTGTCCTCTAAAATTTTCAGGCAATGAATTTTTAAACTCAGATAAATCAATTTCAGATACAGCAAGTTCTTGAATCTGAGTATTAAGGCTCTTAATCTGCTCAAGATTATTTTTTATTTCCTTGTTAGAGGCTTCAGTGCCGAACCTAGAAAGAATAGAATTTACTTTAAATAAAGCATCTCTATTATCTATTAACATTTTTCGTTGCGAATTAACTTGTGGGGCAGGTTGATCCACAGGAACAGGACGTGTAGGAATAGCTGGAAGTGGAGCTTGTTCTAACTTTGCAATATCAGCTTGAACCCCCTGAACAGGGAGAGGATAAAGTTCAGCACCAGAAGGCTGAGTAGTTCCAGCTTGTTGATCGCCTCCTTCTCTTGGAATAACACTAGCTGCAACATTAACAGGTTGACCATAAATATCTTTATTTGCTACATCAGAAACACCTAAAGATTTAAGATATTCTTGTTCTCTAACTGCGTTTTGTTGCCGGATTAAATTTGTTTCTTGTTCAACCGAAGCTAATTGATTTTGATAATCTATGTCTGCTTGAGTCCTAACAGGAGCAGCAACTGGTTGAGCAGGTTGTTTATCAAAAGCCTGTTTATAAGCCTCTGCAATAGGACGTTGTTGCTCTAACTGACTAACCATCTCAACAAATTTAGCTGGGTCAATACGAGCCAATGGAGCTAAATCAGGGTAGCGAATAGCCATATCAGCAAATGCTTTTTGCTTGTCCTTATTAGCTTGCAATTGTTGAACAGTAGAGAAACCCTGTAAGCCTTGCTGATAGCCTTGACCAGCAGCACCGTAACCAGCACCTAATGCGCTAAGAATATTTTGAGCCGCAGAACGTCTAGGACCGCCTCTACCCATGCCTTGAGACAATGCAGCAGCAGCACCTAACAATCCAGCAATGTTAGATTGTCTAGTTAATGCTCTAGATTGATCCGCACCTAATAAACCTTCATACATTGGATTACCTTGTCCAAATATGTTAGGCATACTTGTAGGAATATATTTACTTATGCTACTCATGCTAGGGATGTAATCAGTCAAGCTCTTTTGAGCAGGAGCATTGCCATAATAGAATTCATTTCTTTCTTCAGGAGTTAAAGCCATATTTCACCTATAGCAAAGAAATTGGTTGTTGAACATACTGACCTTGTGGATTCAGTAGGCTCTGATAATCTACTTGATTAATAGGACCACGCTGAATCTGACCTGCTGGAGCGTATGGCATAGGCTGGTCTGGCTGCATCAAACTACTAGCAGTCTGCAAACCTAATTGCGTAGTAATAGGGTTTTGATTTGCAAATGTATTAGCACCACTAAAAACATCTTTAACACCCATTGCACCACCAGTAAGTTGCTGCATAAAGGTAGGAGAAGTTGCTGCTCCAACACTTCCATATCCGCCACCAGTAAATCCACCACCAACTCCAGAACCAGTAGCACCACCAAATCCACCAGCAAACCCGCCACCAATACCACCAGTAGCGCCACCAATTAATGCACCTTTAAGTGGGTCTTGACCTTTAAGTGCAGCACCGCCACCACCTAAAGCAGCACCGATCATTATTCCTGTAGTAACTGGCTCACCCATTATTTGCCTCCTGTCGGCGTAGCAGTCTGCGTAGTCTGACTTCCTTGAGGAACATTAGAAAACAGATTCGCATAATTGCTTAGTTTCATTTGTGGCAAGTTCTGCTCGTAGTTAAAGCGATTCATATCAGCTTGCAATTTAGATAAATCGTAGCTTTCACCAGCCTGACCAACTTTCAATAACTGATTAATATCAAAGTAATCAGCATTAGCCATTCCGGGGGCAGCATTAACCGCAGCCATTTGGCGAGCACGTTCAGCCTCAGCAGAACCATAAGCCAACTGACCGCCTTGTTCCGCTAGAGCACGAGCAAAGATGTCCTGAGCCTGACCTGCTTGTTGACCCATAGCACTAGAGCCATAACGACCAGCAGAGGAAGCCTGAGACTGTAAACCTTGAATGTTTCGGTTGTACTGCTCACCAGCTAATCGATTAGTCTGCTCTAAAGCACCCGCTAGGAATGGATTAACGCCCTTTCCTGCGATTGTATCTAGTGTCTCTTGTTGTGCAGCCTTAATGAGTGGAGAACCGCCTAGAGCACGTTCCCTAGCCATTTGAAGCGATTGCTGAGTAGCCTCTGAAGGAGAGACATAGTTCTGCCCTTCAAAGAATTTAGGACCAGCACCTTGATAAAGTCGCTGACCTTCTTTTAAGGCAAATTCAACATACGGAGCTATACGAGGATCAATACTCGTCGTTGTTTTGCTTTCTTGACTACCGCCGCCACCACCCATAATTACACCTCACAAATCCATTGTTTCGGACGGAATCCATAACTAGCCGCCCTTTTAGCCCAACCTCGCCTATGGCTAGAAAATGTTATGTATTTGACGTTAGCTTCAGCAGCCATGCCCTTTATGTATTTTAAGGCATTTTCGACAACATCATAACTATTTTCTAACGAATAAGCAGCCCATAAATGCATTGTTTCGCCTTGTGGCTGTAAAACAAAGAATCCAGCGTAATGGTTGTTCTCTATCAGCACAAATAACAGACTCTTTTGATTGAAACAGTCCGTATATACATCTTCAACTATCCAGTTTTCTGGACTCCTACTTTTAATCTTCTCTAAGCCTAACTTAACGCTAGACCACCAATTACGTAGTTCCTGTGGAGCAATATATCGATACTCCATTAGCCCACCACAATATAACCATACGTTTTATCTGCCGTACTATTAGCCCAATGATTCAAAGTAGCACTTCCTTGCGTTCTATTAGATACATATATATTAGATGAAGCATTAGGAGAAATATAATTTACCGTAGTAATAACGCTAGGTACTGATGGTCTAGTCGGGCTAGTTCCTGCCGCAAATGTTTCAATCGTTACGCCAGTATCAGAAACTCGCCACATTATCTCAAGATAGTCACCTGCCGCTAATTCAATAAAGTAATTTAATGCAGCGATAATATGACTTGGGTCGCCCGAACTATGTCGTGCCGGAATACCAAACCGACTATTAGAAGCCGTTATATTCGTTCCATTCTTTCTAAACCATACATCTGCATCTTGGCTGCTATTTGTCGTATTTTTAAATTGAATAGAAAATTGCAAGTTGTAAACACCTGCATTCCTGACATTCATCCTAGAGCTATTCGATAGATATACCCCATTGGAGTAGTCAGTTGTATTTAATGTAATAGCATACGCAGTCGTAGTATTAGCAGCAGTCTGGTTCGTGCTGTCCTGAAACGCTCCGTATGGCATCGCATCAGCAAATGCAGCAGCAGATACAGGAACCAAGAAAATAAGGCTGTCGTAGCCTATACGCTCGTCGTATAACGTGGTTGTAGTAGCGTTTCCTGTCGCTAGTGTAATGGAGCCAGTATTGTTAGATTTACCGTCCATAAGACCTCTAACAACATCAGCCACAGAACGAACATCAGCACCAGCTATAGGTAGTGAACGAAACTGAGTCATCGAGCACCCTGCCCAACAATCTCTATTTCAGTCGCTACTGCCGTTTTCCATGACGTACTAGTAGGACTCATCTTAATCCTATGATAACGACCAGCAGACCGTAAAGGAACTCCACCTTCACTATTAGTCGTTACTGGTGAACTAAACGAAATACCATCTTCTAGCAGTTCTCTACTAGCCACCGATACAGTTCCAGTTCCATTGTCAATGACTGGTCTAGCAAATGTGATAACAGACCTACCCACATCTATATCACCTGACGTTATAGCCGCAGGTTTAAACTGACCTGAGAAAGAGATAATCTTTTGCCCTGTAACACCCATGAAGATAAGTATTCCACCAGCCCAAACACGAGAATCTAACGGTATATCTTCTGACGTAACATCAAGATTAGGCAATGTTATTGTGCAGTTTGAACTCGTTATAGTTGCACTTGCCGCAGCTTGGAATGTAAACGAGTTAGCATTAACTCTAGTTACTGCAAATGTCCCATCTACACCAGCACCAGACGTTGCATCAAACCTCATTTGACCATTAGTCTCTAATCCATGATCTGTTACATTAACAGTAACAGTATTTCCACTTTGTGTGTACGTTCCAGTTTTTGTAGTATCAAAAAAGTAAATATCTAGTTGCTCTAACGTAGCACTAGGAGTTAAACCATACGCAACTGACGTAGCAGTAGTCTCTGCATAGCTCCAACGACCTAAATCAATGGAATACAGCAGCAAATAACGACCACCAAAAATATTATTGAAATTCCATGCAATTAACTTACGTACTGGATCAACCGTAGCACTCATTGATAATCGTATTTCACTAGGAATAGCGTTATCAAAAAACCAACGATTTACTTTTTCAGCACCAATACTCTTAGTGCTCTGTCCATCACAGGCATAAAAGCCATCATCCGATAAAAAGTACGTAATTCCACCGAATTGAGCGATAGAACCGTTAGTAGAACAGCCTAATGTGCGAGAAATAGCGTCAAATTGGAAGAAATACGGAGAACCTACGTAAGTCATACGATAGATAGCTCGTTCCATAAATATTAAGCCAGTCTCACCACCCGCTAGACCTGTAATATCTCCACCATCAGGAAGAATCTGCGTATCTGATTGACTAGCAGCACCCGGAGTCCAGTCAGTTTCATCGTTAATGTCAGACCAGTAAACCTTGTTATTGTCGCTACCATCATCAGCAGCCACAACAAAGTCACGTACTACTGTTACATATTTAGTAACAGGAGCAGCAGCAGCTAAATCTGCAAACGATGACCCACCAGACATATCGTAGGCTTGTAACTTATTTACACCATTGGCAATAATCATCTTAGAGCCAAACTGAGTCACATCCCATGATGGTGGATCGTCAGACGTATATGTAGTGCTTACAGAATCTAACGCTGTATTGCTAGAGTTGTACTTATAAACCTGAGTAGCACCAGCCGCAAATAGGTTAGTAACTCCTGCATACTTACCAGCAAAGGTAATGAGTAAATCCTGACTTGCATTAGCCGAATAGTCAGCTTCCTGCCTAAATGGAGCATATCCGTTAGTTACAGGATAGCAATTAATAGCATCCGTTACCGCACCAGTTACACCCGGCTGATCTGGTAGCCACTCACCAAAGATAATCTTTTGCTTTGCCATTACTGTCTAACCCATGTATTTGATTCAGAAGATACCGTTTGCCAAGTATTAGCATTAGGGCTTACATCAGTCCAATCATCACCTTCAGGAATTACATCAACCCACTCATAGCCAGATACGTTAATAATAGTTAGTGTAGCAGTTCCATTAACACTAGCATTGCCTGAGTATGAAACACCACCTAAAGCAGAGAATAAAGCCTCAGCCGTTATGTTTGCACTACCACCGATAGCTGTAGCACCGTTAGCCGTAACTGTAGCAGTTGCATCAATTGACGCTGCTCCAGTTTTTATATCAAGTACACTTATTTCAAATTGAGCATTGCCTGTTATCGCACCAGAGCCAAACCTTGTTCTTAATCCATTAGCAGTAACAGTCGCAGTAGCAGTTATAGACGCAATAATATCTGCTGATGTCTCATACTCAGCATATCCATCAGTCCAATAGCCTTGAACTACATAGCGATCTGGCTGGCTTAAATCACCTTCGCCATATCCTTGTATCCAATAGTCATAATCGACGTAATTAGCCATTTAAACCGCTTATCTGTGATGACGTTAAGCTAGATATATCTGACGAATCTAAGCTAGAGATAGACTCGCTAGTAATCGTCTGCACTTGCTCAGTTACTATCTCAACCCATTGCTCTTGCGATTGACTCCATGACCAATTACCTTCAGGCTTAGGATCACGAATAACCCAACCCGGTGGATACCACCACACTACCTCTTTGCCTTCAGGACATTCAGGTTGGTCAGGAACCTCAATCCATCCATCAGTGCCATCTGTCTCAGGTTTTGGAATCGATCCGTTTTTAGAGTACATACGTCACCTATTGAATTGGGAATGCTGCGGTTGGAGCAGTAAAGTTAGCTGTGTAACGGGCAAATTTTGATATACGAAGATCGTCGATGTAACCAGTAAATTCTTCAGGGTCAGAAGCATTAATCCATCGCGCAATATTAAATCCTACAGAACCCCCACCACTTAAATTACTTGTCATAGATACAGAACCTATTGAAGTTCCGTTTAAATAAACCGTAAGTGTTCCACTAGACCTAACTACTGCTAAATGATACCAAGTAGTTGCAGATATTGAACCTGTAGTAGTTAATATTAAAGAACCATTCCATACTTTAGGAACGCCTCCTTGTATATATAGTCCTAAACCAGTTGTACCAGTTCCACCTAATCCCCATAAATAATCATAGCCAGAACCACTTGGCGGTGTTGTTGAGTAATAAAACCAACATTCAATCGTAAAATCACCAGTAGATAAATTGAAATTTTGACTAGCAGGTAATGTTAAATAATCCCCAGTACCATCAAACGCTATCGACGTAGTACCAAACTTAGCCTGTGTCGTGCTTACCTGTGCATTGCCTACTGTAATTAAATCATTTTTAGAAGAAGCGTCATATATTCCAGAATTTGTAAAATTTAATAAAAATGAAAGAGAACCAGCAGTTAATGATTCTGAATTTGTTGTTGGTGAAGTTGGTGGAGTAAATATTGTTGTTCCGGTTGTTGTGCTTGACGTAGAAAATAATGTTGGTATTCCACCTTTTACCATTCTAAAACAAGAAAGATTCATTCCTAACTGATTTTGCCCAGCAGCAGTTCCGTTTCTACCAAGCCACGGTACACCACCACTTCCTATAGTTCCAGAAGCAGTTATAACCGTACTCAAAACTCCATTAGTAAACGCTCTCCATGTATTTCCAACGCGAGTAAATGCAATGTGATTCCAAGATGATTTTTTTACTCCAGACGTACTTAATGTACTTACAATCCAAGTTGTTGTTGTGCCAGCGGCAAAAATGCACTCAGGGAAAGCAGGACTTACTGCTGATCCTGAATAAATAGCTAAAGGATAATCTTGACCATCTCTGTTATATACAGCTCCATAATTTTGAGCAGATATTGGGTAATACCAAAAATCAATACTAAAATCACCAGAACCAAAATCATACGCAGCTTGGTCAGTAAGGCTTAAATAATCCCCACTCCCATCAAAATACCCACTACCACCTACTGTCGTAGTATCGTATGCAGCAGTAGGAGCAAATGGAGAGAAGGCTTGGACGGATGGTGTGCCGCCTACAGTTACAGTCTTAGCTAAAACTTGCGTATTTGTATCAATAAAACGATTACTTTGTGAAGTTAATAGTTTTGTATTAGTAACATCTGTAAGTGGTATAGTGCTTGGCGTAAAGTTTGAAGTGTAAACAGCCGTACCATTAACTATCCGAGCATTTGATATATAACCAACCCAATACTGCCCCGCATAATTTCCAGAACGACCAACAGAAACAACAGAAGAAAGATTTCTAAATGTTCCAGAAATTGATTGCGGAGTTCCAACAGAAGTACCGTTTACATATAAACTTAATGTTCCAGCATTATTTACAGCAGCGACATGAATCCATGTATTTCGTGTAACTGCTGTCGGCGCGCTTACTGTATAAGCTGTCGGCGTTGAGCTTGACCAAACAGCTCTAAGTTCGTTAGATGCGCCTAATCCAATAAGAAAATTAACATCACCAGCAGAAGTCTGAGAACCCATAATGTTCTGAACCCCGCTGCCTCCTGTGCTATATACCCAAGCCTCCATCGTCCAGCTTGTGCCACTAGCTAAATCTAAATCTGTTGAATCAGGGACACTTATCCAACTACTTCCATCAAAATAGTTAGACCACCCCGTCTGACTAAACGGCGTAAATGTTCCCTGCGTAGTATTACCGTTTCTAGTAATCGTAAAGTTATTGCTAGACGAGTCTAAGAACGTGTTGTTCTGCGCTCCGTTAGTGCTGCTAGTGTTTAATAGCAGCGTGACACGGTTAAAGAATTCATCCGCAGCAGCAGCCGCAGACGAAACAGCACCTAACAGCATTGACATAATTCCACTCATGTCAGCCTCTTACGTTACGTTGCCAGTTACAACACAAACTGTGCCACTAATAAACAAAATAGTAGCTACACCCCTAGTTGCTAACGTCATTGTCGCCTTATCGGTATTTGTTCCAGCAATGTACGCTGTAGTAATCGAGCAAGTAATCGTGATATTGCCAGACGTATTGTTGAAGATAGAGACAATATCGCCAGCAGCAAATGTTGCGTCAGGGATAGTGATTGATCCGCTAGTACCAACACCAACAAACTCACCAATGTCAGTTGTTGCAAGCGAATATGAACTTGTCTTGTCCGATCCTGATTGTGGGATATTCCTATAGCCTAACGTAGAGGCATCAGGAGGCAAGGTATATGTATTAGTCGCAGCAATAGCAGGAGCGTTTAACGTAGCTGAACCTGACGTAGAGCCAGCTAGTTTCAGACGAGTTGAGTTAAACGTCTGATCCGCAGTAAATGTAGTCGCAGTACCCGGAGCCACATAATCCGTACCTGCACTAGCATTAGCCAAAGCACCACCACTATTAGCTTTCAATAATGCAGTTCCACTAGGAGGAGCTAGATAGTCCGTTCCAGCAGTCGCAGCACTAAACGCTGACGTTCCATTACCTTTAACGATACCTGTTAGCGTACTAACTCCTGTACCACCATCAGCCACAGCTAAGTCAGTAATGCCAGTAATCGTTCCACCGCTAATAGTTGCGCTAGTAATTGCTAATGAAGCAACCGTATTACCTGACTGTATTTTGTCTGTGTTTAGGTTCGTGAAGTTATCATCAACCTCTGTAAAACTTAGTGCCGAACCTTTACCAGCACGAGTGACAATTGTTGACATAATTTACCTTACGCTAAAGTGACTGATAAATTACCAGCAGTTATCTTAAATATATCGCCATTTGCAATTACTTTACTGGTATCCAACGCTGTGTGATAAAGCAGATTACCGCCAGTTACCGCATCACGAATACCAACAAAAGCAACAGTTCCCCAATCAGCCGTACATTGTGGATACTCGATAGCCGCACTATTCGTTGATGCACCGTTACTAGGAGCACCCATCGTAATAGCCTGACGAGCATACGATCCACCAGATACCTCTGTGCCTGTATCTGCATCAGTAGGATCAGACGTATATAAAGCTAAGAAAGTCGTAGTCGGTGCGGTATAAGTCGTACCACGCAGAGTTCCGTTAATTAGCGCATCTTCTAGGTAGTTACTCATTTCTGCCATGATTTACCTCACTGACATTGACATAGGTTGACCGCCATATTCACTACTCTGGTCAGCCACATTGATTGTTGAAATAGCACGATCATACAAAGCACCCCAAGTCTGGAGTCTTGCATCGTTCATTAGGTACGGTTCAGCTTCCCCCAATGCAGCATAAAGCAGAGCATCAGGATAGTTAGCTAAAAATACATTCGATGGATTAGTGGAGCTTAGGACTGGAGGCTTATAGTAGTACAGCATTTGTGCGCTATAAGCAGTATCAGGAATAGGAGCGAATTGAATCTCTGACGATAAAATCGTATAGTTCAATGGCTTACCTGAATCCGTTGTCCTAGCTATTGCAAAAAAAGCATTAGGAGACAAATACGTTATTGGGCTAGCAGGAGTAGTGCGTAAATGTACATCACGCATCTCTAGGAAGTCGTTAGGAAGCCCGATAGTCTCTGTACCTGCTACGGTATCAGCACGAGCTACAACGAGCATCTTGCGGGTTCTAAGCTCCCTAGAGAGCCTAGCTTCAGCCAGAGATATAAAGTCTGGAATCTGGTCTGTTAGGTCACTACGAGCTAGATAGTTTGCTATCGTAGTCTTTAAATCCGTATAGCTCGTAAATGCCATAACTATTTCCCTGAGTTGTGTCTCTCCACAGCCCCATCTTCTACATCATCCCATCGGTATTCATACGTTCCAATGTGACCTATATGCATAGACAGACTGTGATCTACATACGTCTGGAATCCGTTATCTAAAGCCTTGACGCAGAAATGTACATCTTCGCCAATAATGCCCTTAGAACCCCAGCCTACGTCATACCACGGCTTTTTAGTAGCCTCGAATACATCTTTGTGAATCATTACAACACCACCACCTACAGCCGTACAAGCCTCAATACCTTCTTTACCTTTAGAGTCTATTTTATGCCAAGCATGATTAATAATCTTGCCATTTTCATCTTTTTCTATCTCTAAATTCAATGCTGTAGGTAACGTAGGCTTGCGTCTAGTTACTGCATTAACTCCGACAATAGGTACATTCCTGCTTAACAATATCTCTATCGTATCGCTAGGGAACCGCATATCTGAATCAATGAACAGAATGTAGTCACAACCATCTTTTAACGCAGCTTCAACCAGCTTTTCTCTCTGGTCAAATATCAACGTACCAGCCATTGTGTATAACTTTAAGCCGTGTTCATTAGAGCCACACCGAAACTTAGAATCTCGTCCTACCATCTTCGCAAAGTCAAACGCAAAGCCAGTATGAACTTCATCTCTAGCGGGAACACATACACCTACTGTAATACCCATTAGACGTTACCCCTATAGACTTTCCATTGTGCATTATCGGAATCATTGAGCCACCGAGCAAAGGCAGGATCATCAACAATTACAAAACCTTTCATAATACCTTTCTTATTCAAGTCATCAATGACCGTAAAAGGTATTCGAGCTACGTGATGTAATTCTTTAAGATTTCCTTGTCTTGCCTTGTCTATCTCTCTGATATGGTTGTTACTATCAAGTATCTCAGTAACATCCTGTTTAGTTTCGATGATAATGCCACCATCACCGTCCGCATGTACAACCTGTTGTCTATAGTCCATAAGTCCTCGTAAATGCCCCCAATCCGAAGATCAGGGGCTATTCAATTACAGAGCCATGTTCAAGTCAGCAACGATACCGTGAGCGGCTTCGTTCTTAACTTCCAATGTGCACTCAACCAAAATCTGAGTCTTGTCAGCATCACCAGCTTTTGCAAGCTCGTTAGTCATGAAAGGACGCAGATAAGCGATTGCAGCATACTCAGGATCAAGCACCAGAGCATCGCGTGTACGCATGAAAATGTTAGGAACAACGCTCATCGAACCGAAGTCTGACAAGTAAACGTCAGCAGCACCGACGATAGTTGCCTGACCAACAGCACCACCACCACCAGCATTGACGTTATAACGATAAGCAGACAGACCTGTGAAGCTAGATACTTTCTGTTTGCCAGTAGCACCAACCATCAGAATCTTAGGAGTACCGCCCGAAGCAAATACCTCAGCTACTACTTCTTTCAGCAGAGTCTCAGTAAATGTACGTGTGTTACCGTCTGTACGTGTAGATACGCCGATAGTTGTAGGATCGCCACCGTTAGTTTGAACTGACGAGTTGGTCTTAATCCATGACAGCAACGAACCCATCTTACGAGCAGTAGAGTTAGTAGTACCAACTGCACGACCTTGATTAGCCAACAGGATAGTTTCCAAGTCACGCTTGAGTTCTTGCGAAGCCTTAGCCAACTGGTATGCCTTCTCAGACTTACGACCTGCTTTGTTAACTGTGTCCAGAGTGCCAGAGACTTTGATAGTCTTTTGCAGAATCTGTGTGTAGTTACCCAAGCGAGTAGTAGGTGACAAAGTAGCATCGGAAGCGTCAGCACCCTCAACGGCAGCATTATTTGTGGTAGCTGCTGCAAGAGAATCGGTCTGCCACTCGTGGAAAACAGCCGTTGCCTTAGTCTTGCCAATAGAACTCATGAATGGAGTAGTAGTAGGCGAGATGTCGTAAATGATGTCGGTCAAATCTTCACGCTGACCGATTGCGTCGTAGGCGTTATAAATTGCCATGATTCAATCCTTTATAAAAATCGTTCAAATACACTAGCTGCATCGCGGACATTACCGCTAGACTTAGCTCGTGCCTTTAGTTTCTTCAGTTCTTCAGCACTACTATCTCTAGGTTTGCTTACGCCTGACTTAATCGCTTTAGGAGCCTCCGTAACCTTCTTGGTTATCGCTGGCTTACTTGCGACTAACTTGTCGTACTGCATCGCCTTATACAGAGTTAGTACAGCCCGACTATCATAGACAGCCGCTAATTCGTTATCAGAGAATCCAATCTGCTTACCAAAAGCGCGAATATCATTTCTGATAGCCTCACCCTTAGCAGGATCAGTAAATTCAGGGATAGCACTAGACAATTTCTGCATTTCCTCAGCCACTACGTGCTGCATCTGTGCTTGTCTATCTTGCTCCTGTTGCTGATTAATCCGTGATCTCTCAGCTTGTACAGCAGCTAGTTGCTTATCTCTCTGAATCATCTCAGCTACCTTTACAGAGTATCCAATAGGATCAGTCTCTTTCAGGTACTCAAGATTTTCCTCTTGTTGAGGAGTAAGCATTTGTTCAATCATCTCTAATCGTTGCGCGTACGTATCACGCATTGCTTTAGCTTCTTGAACTGCCTGACGCTCTGCTTCTACAGCTTTGCGCTCCTCTGCTACTGCTTGCGATTTCTTGGTGTAATCCGTGCCAAGTTGATAAGACTTGATAAGCTCATTAAGCGTTACCTCACGTTCTTCTCCAGCCGCTTTGACTAGATACGTGGGTTGCTCTTGCTCATCACCGTCATCTTCCTGTTCTACCTCAGACTCATCATCTGATTCGGCATCGCTTTCGTTAGCTTCTGAAGCGGATTCTGGTTGTTCCTTATCGGAGCCATCTTCCCGATCCATCATGCTCAAGAAAGCGTTAGCTGCACCTTCTACCGTTAACTCACCACTACCTTCCGGTGTCGTGTTCTGAGTATCGCTCATTTATGTTTCCTTAATTATATCGCCAACCGGACGATTCGGACTACAAAATCTTTAACTTTTTTTCGTCAATGATCTTCTGATCTGCTAATCCTTGAATGTAGTTATCAATGGACTCTAAGACTCTGAGACGTAGATACGCTTCTTCGCGTGTCTCTATATCCCCATAGCCGCTATTTAAAAACTTAGCTATCTCCATACCTCTGAGTTCTTCCATCATATCGATGAAGTAATCGTCTCTTAGTAGGTTATTTGCCCAATCTGATTTCTTCACGCCATACCCTTAGTCAATGCACCTAGTTCACGCAGAGCTTTTAACGTCAACTCAGTCTGCTTGTTCTTTGTGTCCTCGTCAGCTAAGTCCATAGCCAGTACAGCTTGCAATTGCTTAACTGCTAACTCAGCTTCTTTAATACGAATCTCAGCCGAGTCCTTCTGGTTCTTCATATTGATTTCAATGCCCTTTCGGGTAAATTCGGCTTCAAGCATTTGCCTCTCAAGGTCAAGTTTCGCCGCATCAATTTGGCTCTTAGCCTGTGTCTTTTCTCTTTCCACCTCTGCCAGCATCTTAGCAACCTCTGCCTGTGCGTCTGGGGATGGAGGCTGTGGCTGAGATAACGCAGCATTTTGCTCTGGCGTAATTTCATTCATAAACTCGTTAGCATCTTTGAAACCTGCCGATTCAATGAACTTAGATAGTGTATTGCGATACTGACCGATAGATACCAAAGGATTAGACGGACCATACTGCTGAATAATCTGCTCTTGCTTGGCTAGAACCATTTGCAACATAGCTAACTTCTGATCTCTGTCACCTGAACCTAGACCCACATTAACGCTAATATCGTACTGGTTAGCCCATGTTCTAGGGTCAAACTGAACGT